CATTGAAGCTGGCAAAGAAGGCAATGGGGAACTCAAATAGCACTAGTTACGAAATGCTCCACGCCATTGAGGCAATCAATAAAGTCCTAGCACAGCCACCAGAACCCCGCAACTTCTGCCCCCGCTGCGGTAAGCGCACGGCTGACTTGACTGCGATACACACCTGCACGCCACCAGAAGGAGGATACCAATGAACGAACGAGACAAAGAGCTTGCAAAGCAAACAGGCATGGTTTATCGGGAATTTGAGGATGAGTTTGCCAATGCAAATACCGATGGCGTAGACCAAGAAACAATGCAAAAGTTTGCCGCCCTCATGCGTGCCGACGAGCGTAAGGCGCTTGAGAAAATTGACTGGACTGCTGTAATGCGTGAGGGAAGCTTGGTGACATGGGCTGATGCGCAGGAACTTGGTGATCGCGTACTTTCCGCCATCCGAGCAAGGGGGAACACATGAGCAGCGACTTTACTTTAGGTGTCTGTGGGGCTGTTGAGCCAAACATCACCTTTCTGGAAAACGCAGGCAAAGAGGTCATGCGGATTGATAAGAACGGCGTGACTATTAGCCCAGAGATACCTCTTGACGAAGCCGCACAGCACGTTATCAATGCTCTGGACGCACACATTCAGCACCTAGTTCGCTCTGAGCGTGAAGCTTGTGCGAAGGTGTGTGATCGCATGGCTCCGATCTATGAAGACCTAGGCGGCTCGGCATTGGAATCAGCCGCAGAGAGCATTAGAGCAAGGGGAAAAGCATGACCGAGCAACGCTATCTAGCCGGGGGACAAGAGTTCTTCTACCCTCATGCTGGCGATCCACCGGCGCCTGAGAGTACCAAGCTGCTGCTGCTTACTCGTGGTGGCATCTGCACCACGGGAACGTGGAACCACAACTGGTGCTTGGGCTGGCTGCCGCTACCTAAGCGCAACATGACGAAAGAAGACAAGAAGTGAAGAAATCAAACCAAACCCCGCTGCGAGCTATGCTGCGGCTGTACATTGACGGGCTCACTGTGGCCCAGTTATCCAGCGTGACCGGCTTGGATGTAGACGGCATCAACCGATCCCTCAAGTGCATGCCAGACGTTTACATCGACCGTTGGGAAACGAAAGAACATGGCCGGTACATAAGCGCCGTGTGGTGCGCAGTCCTGCCACCAGAAAATTGCCCTAAACCAGAAAGGAAAAAATGATGCTACCAACCGGAACTGAATTGGCTGTTTGCAACGACATCGCCATGCGCCAGGCGATGGGTATCAAGAAGTACGGCACCACCGTATCTGAAAACCCGCTGACCAAAGCTCAATGGCGCCAGCACCTGTACGAGGAACTACTGGATGCCGTGATCTACCTCAAGCGCGAGATGCAGGAGGAGCAGCGCCAGATGGACGATCAGAAATGACGTGTCCCAGTCTTGTCAATTATCAAAGCCTGGCGGCGGGGTGGATGATTGGCATGGCTGGGAACGCTGATATGCACCCAGGAATCGAATTCGCGGATGATCTGATCGTAGGGTAGCCCAGAGGCCACCAAGACGCGCACAACCTCATCTGGGGTCATTCCTGGCACCCGGAAGTCGGCTGCGCAGCCTAAACGGTGCTGGCTGGTGTCTTTGCTGCCAACGGCATCGTTCACCGCTTTGGATCGGAATGCGCTGGTCACCATGGTGGGGCGCATGTCGAGCATGTACTTGACCCGCTCCAACAACTCCGCCAAGCGCAGCAGATTGGCTTTTTCCTCATCATTGGGCGTGTTGTCAAATTGCCGGTGCTGGGTGGCCGTCAGTTCAGCCAAGGAGAAGTGAGGGGTCATTTCAGGCCACCTTTCAAAGCATCAGTTTTGTCCTTGCTGGACTTGCTTGATCCATAGAAGAAGCTGATGATAGTCGCAACCGCTGTACCAAGCAGAAAGCCCAGAATGATGTTGCCAAAGTCCTTGCCGCTTGATGGAACCGTGCCAAAAGTGACGGCAAAGAAGTAGGCCATTGAGCCGACAGACCAAAACCATGCGAAGTTGTAGATGAAATGCTTGGCGTACTTGTCTTCTTGGTTGAGGGCAGTCTCTTGCATGTGACGAGCCGAATCGCGGTCAGCGTTCTCCAGCTCGAACTGGCGAAGGTCTAGCTCTGCGAGTTTTTGTGCGGCTTGTGGATCGCCAGCGATAGCCTTTGCCACTGCGTCCACAGAATCTGCAACGCCAAATTTGTCAGCGATAGCAGAAATCGCAAGACCACCGAGAGGCCCACCAACAGCAGTAGCCACGGCAGGAGCAATACCTTTGAGAAGGTTGAGTAAAGTTTCCATATCATCTCCGCATAAAGTCAACGTATTCCATTGTTCCCCAGGCCACCAGGCCAACGATCAGGGCGCCGCAAACGGCCAGCAGGCCCATTGTCACCACTTCCTCGATTTCCTTGCGCCGCTTGGCTTTGGCATTTTCCATTTCGAGTTCCTCTGCTTTGCGCTTGTGGACGATGTTGTTTCGCTCCATCAAGATCGACTGCCACACATCTGCATTGCCCGACCAGATCAGCATCTGCTTCAATTCGTTTTCGGCGTCCTGCAACTGCTTGGCGTGGATCACAGTCTCAAACGCCTGCGCGGTATCCGACTTGCCGAAAGTGGCCTTCTTGGGCTGAGACGCCGCCTTGGCAACGACGTCCTTGGCCTCAAAGAACTTCATTAAGTCACCCGACACCGCACTGATGTCCTTGCCCATCTTGATCGCCGCCTGGACGCCCTTTATGGCGGCTTGCGCCGTGGCGAAAGCGGTGATCGGGTCAATCATTTGTCTACCTTGTTCTCAAGCCGGTCAAAGACCTTGTTCATGATGTCCTTCAATTCGCGGATGTCCTCGCGGTAGTCGATGCGGGCCACGTAGTTGACCGGCATGGCCCTGACATCGCTGTCAAGCCGCTCAATTGATTTGGTGATGCTGTTCAGTGTCCAGCCGCCGAAGAAGGACGCCAATACCACGGCGCCATTGAACAGAACTTGATAGTCCATGATTGATCCTAGTATTCAAACAAGACAATTCCGGGGCCACCAACTCCACCCACGTTGCTGAACCCGCCTCCACCGCCACCACCACCATAATTTCGTCCTGCCGATCCGGCCACGCCGCCTCCCGGTGATCCTAGACCACCTCCACCAAAAGTGCTTGATCCGCCAGTGCCGCCAGGGCCAGATGATCCATTGAGAAGGCCATGATTTCCAGCGCCACCACCAACAATAATTGTGGCCCCAGTTCCACTGCCGCCGCTTCCGCCTGTAAGGCTTGATCCACCAGCACCGCCTGTTGCTGTTGTGGATGTAATTGATTGAGTGCCAGATGAAATACTTGATGTTCCGCCAGTTGCTCCGGCGCTTCCGCTAAGACCAACAGTGACATTTATTGTTAAGCCAGGCGTCAGTCCAGAAAGCCAAACAATAGATGTTCCGCCGCCTCCACCGCCTCCGCCTGACAAGGTGCTAAAGTCTCCAGAGCCACCACCGCCGCCACCACCAACAATTGTGACCTTCAGTTTAGTCACACCTGCTGGGATAGTAAACGTCTGAGGCATCCCGGTGGTTGTAATTGCAGTGCCAAGAAGCGATGTAGAAGCAGCATTTGACCATGTTGGCGCCCCGGCGCCTGCACTTGTCAGGACTTGGCCCGCTGTGCCTGCTGCCGTTGCCGCCATTGCGCTACCCGTCCCAACAATGACCGACCCGGCCACTGGTGTAGAGGTTGAATTGGTGCCGCCATTTGCAAGGCCGAGTGTTCCATTCACATGAGTAGTCAACCCCACTTTGCCATATCCTGGCGCCACTCCAACACCACCAGAAAGAAGCACGTTGCCGGTGGCTACATCAGGCAACTTGGCGATGGCTGTTGTGCCGCTTGCATAGATCAAGTCGCCAACTGCGTAGCTTGCCAATCCAGTCCCGCCATTTGCCGGTGGAACAGCGCCAACAAGGCCATCGGTAGCATCAAGCTGCCCCGCCGTGTTCAGGTTGTTGGCAAGTTGAGATAGGTTATAGCTTTGTGTCATTTATGCGGCTCCATCACGGGCAAAAGTTTGTTGATTGATGAGTGTCGAGCTTGTCGGGAACGCAGTGGAAAGAATCCAGTTTGTGGATGTTGCGGTGTAATCATACCCGGCCCCTTTTGCAAGCAAAACGCCATTTGCGTAAAGCTCCATAGACAGTGGATTACTTGCGTAAGTATAAGCCAGTTGACCAGCAACAGAATAAGCTACAGTGTTAATAATGTTGGAGCATGGAACACCGAGATTGTTTTGATTCCATTGGATAAGCGTGAAGTTTCCAGTCACAGTGGCCGGGAATCCGGTGACTGATCCTCCAACAATATCGTAGTCAATTTCATTGAACTGCGAACCATTTACAAATATTTCCTCATATCCATTATTTACCGCCCAAGTTGTTGGTGTAAGACTGGATGCAGAAGTCACAGTTTGCGTGTATCGACTCCAAGGACGATAAGTTGTGCCAGCCGCGCGGAATCGGTAGATGGTCAAACCTGCCGTTGCCCCGGCAATCGTTGTGGTGAAAGTGATGACCTTGGTAGTCGTGTTAATTGATTGCACCGTGTAAGTTGTCGGCGTCCCAGTGTTAGCAAAGCAAAGCAAGTTGCCCACTTCAATAGTTTGAAATGGCGCGTTTGTGTACGTGACTGTGTTGGTTGTACTGGATGCAATCGTGATGTTGTTTGGCTCGTAGTAATCTGTGGTGCTGACGGCACGCGCGTTAATCACGATCACAATCTCACCAACAGCGCATGCTGTTGCAAGCACTACGGTAGTCGAGGTTTCACTGTATTCCGTCAAGTCTAAAAGAATTCCATTTTTAAAGACAAGCACATTTCCAACAACGTGCGTAACACTAAATGTTGTTTGAGCCGCAGTTGCCGTAAATACTGTTTCGGTGTAATAGAAAGCATCAGGCGAAGCAAAGCCAATTACGCGACCATAAATGTCAATCGTCAACGTAGAAACGGCTGCTGTTTTGGAATAGACGCCAGCGCCAAAATTAAGGAACTGCGCCAAAGATACGACCATATTTCCAGTCGTGTTGTTCGTCACGTTCAGCAGGCCATCAGCACTGCTTACGGATGTTGTTCCCGTGGTAGTTAGTTGACCTGTTCTGGCGTCAAGATCAATTGAGTTAATCCCATCCGGCAAGCCAGACCAAATGGTGGCGTCATACACGGAAGTGAGCGTTGGCACAAAAGCGGCTGTTGAATTTGCTTGCGCGGCAGTTCCAGCATCAAAGCTGAATTTGCGGTTGCTCCGGTTTGCGAAAAGCAAGTAATTTGCAGATGGGCCAGCCGCGCCAAAAGCCACCGGAGCGAGATACCAGGCGTAGTCGGCTGGGTTGGTGCTTCCAGTGGTTGTCGGCGTGTTCTGTAGGCCGTAGTAGGTCAGGCCGCGTGGGCTGCTGCTGAACCCAGTTCCAGTGATGCTGCTGGCGTATCGGACGTTGATGTAGCGATCTACGTACTGGAAGGTAGTCGGGCGCCACACCAGAATAGAAGATGGCGCAGAGAAATTGCTTTTCCCAAGTCCATTGACCATCTGCACAAAAAAGTACCAGTCGCCTTGGGCAATATTGGAAAGCGTCACTGTACCCATGCTTGCGCTTGGCGTGTACGGGTTGCCATTGGAGTTGACAGCAGTAGTCCCAGCAAAGATGCGCTGCGCTGCGCTGGGATTGGAGTAGGCGCTGTACCAGACCTCTGCGTACTGGACAATACCCGCGCTGGAAGCCGTCACAGACAGGCTAATTGACGGCGTGGCTGCGTTTGGCGACGAACTGGCTACCACTGGGGCGGTTAGGGTGCCAAAGTTCAAGGGATTGCCGATTCCGGTGTTTGGCGCTGGCGTGAATTGAACCACGTTCACATCGTCATAGACCGTTGGGTTGTATTCCATCAAGGACAAGCCAGTGGTGATGGTTCCGTCTTCGTTGAATTCCTCCACCACCTGGCCGATGCGGAATAGTTTTGCGGCCCAGCCATAGTTCCCGTTGGTCAGAGTAACGATGTCGCCAGCCTCAAGCTGAAGCCCGACGTAGTTGACTTTGCATTTGATCTGCAAGTCTTCTCGCGCACCCTCCAGAAAGCGATTGGCAAGGTACTGGGCGCGAACCGAGTTGTTCACCAATGGCAGCGCAATGGTTTGCTTGTTCACCGGCTCATTGGGATAGAGCAACCCTGGATTCAAAACCGCCAAGTTGTAGGTCGCGGTGATGAATGAGTCTTGCTGTGTGCCGTCCACAAATTTCACTTCAGCGATGTTGTAGCTGCTTGAAATGTCAATTGGCGTCACCTGGATTGAGGAAATAATATTTGAGTCGGTTAAATCCATCGCCAACGTGTAGCTTGGCTGTTGAACAATTACACCCCAAAGGCCAGTGATTTCGTTGTAGCGCAGCAAGCAGTCGCAGCACGAAGCCATGAGTTGCAAGTTGTTCATGATGGTCTGATTGGTGTCAATCACGCCATCGAAACGGAAACGGGTTTGAGTTGCAGAGCCACCGGTGTATGGCGTGTAATTCATCAACTCGCTTGAGTAGACATCAAGTGCGGCCAATGAGTCGGTGTCAACGCCGGTCAGCGGAATTGCTGCGCCATAGGTGGTGGATGTCAGGTAATCCAAGAAGCAACTGCCAGGAGAGTTGCGGCTGTTGGTCAACTGGAACTTGGTTGGCTGCAATCCCGTCAGGCTGGCATTTTGGTTGTAAGTGATCTTGACGATTGCAAATGCGCAGTCCGTCATCAGTTTGCTGGCGTCCCATTGGTAAACCAATGCAGAGTCCTGCATGACAGTGATTGCCGAAACAGATGAGTTTGCTGGTGAAGCCGATCCCTTGCTGTACAGGTAGATGCTCAGGTATCCATTCACGGTCGTGTCAGTCAGTCCGGTTGACTGATCCAAAAGGCCGGTCACCTTGTATTCGTCTGTCGGATCAAATACACATTTTTTCCCACCAAAGAACACATCACCAAACGTAATCGCGTCAGGGCTTTGAGTGCATTCCGAAAGCGCCAGGACGTAGTACATCACCTGATTGTTCGTGGTGATACTGAGATCGGTCACAATGCCGCCCACCCAGCCTGTGCCATAAACCACCGGCAACTTATTGTCGGACGCCGGGGGCTGCTGCTGGGGGTTTCCGGGGTTGACTGAGTTTATTGAAGGATTGTCAATGGTTGGCGCAAAGGCTTTGCTGATGATGGAAGACGCAATCATCGTAATTGCAAATTGCCCAACGACACCAACAGCCGCCCAAGCCAGCAATGCGTATGACGCCGTTGCCATAATTGCAGTTATTACTGGCATTGTAATTCCTTAAAATATGTTTTTTGCATTAATTGGTATCCGTGTTTTTCGTAATTAATGCCGGGAGAATTTGCGTTTAATGACGTGCAAATAATTTGAACGCGCCCATTATCCAACAGGTCTTGTGCCAACAAATCAAATTTTTTCCAAAGCCTGCCGCCAGTCGTTCCTCCGCGATGTTCTGGCATCACCCACCAAGCCAATTCATTCAATTCGTAGACGGATGGACACCAAGTGTTTTGATTGATTACGGCTGCAATGAAGCCACGGTATAGGTCATCAATCAAGACAAACCCGCGCCCAGCCATGAGGCTTGCCATCAACGATTCAATGTGCGCTTGGTCATGCAGGCTGGAGTCCTTCAAAGTCTCCATTGGAATTTCTTTCGCGTAGCCCCGCATCATACTTACAAGCGCAGGCATATCAAATGGCGTGGCTTTGCGGATCATGGCGTTTTGCCAAAGGCGTAGTTAATGGTGGAGATGTAGTTGACCCGGTTCATGGATGTGTCGCCAGGAGTTACGGATGCCCAAGCATTGTCATTGGTGTATCGGCCCGCCGTGCGATTCTGAAGGATCAACTGAAAGCTGGACGCGCTGATGGTGACCACGCCAACATAGGAGCGGGTTTCTTCCATCCATTGCTCTGAAATTGAGAACGAATTGACATAGCCGCTGAAGTATTTGTAGACGCCAGTGCCAGCAGCAGCAGATGTCCAATTTATTTCGGAAAAATATGTGTTAGTCCACGGTATTTGATTTCCAACGCTGTTTATCCAAGGAACAGTAATTGAAGTAATCAATTCATTATTGCTATCAAAAAATCCATGCCAAAGGTCAATGGATGAACCCTTGATTTTTGCATTCAGCACCAGACCAAGCATGGCCGTGTCAACGCCGACCAGCGTGATCGTGGTTTCGTTTGCCGTGCTTTTGATGTCGCGCTGAACATTTCCAACGCTTACGAGCTGGCCCAAGGCTGTAAATGGCGTATCAGAAATTGATGGAACGGTAATCGGCGCTGGGGTTGTCGCAAAATAATAGGTGCCGTCTTGCATGCCAAGCCGAAAGAAATCGGCGTAGCGAATGACATTGGTATCTTGGACCGGGCCAATTACATTCACAGGATCACCTCCATCGCGGAGAATGCGCCGTCCCACGAAATAAAGCTGTCGTTGGTGATAGGCACCAGGTTGTAGGTCGGGTAGTCCTTCGCCACCACACAGAAGGTGACGCCGGTGTAGGTTGACCCGCCAAGCGCCGTGGTTGTGCCGTACTGGCCGATTACAGCCCCTACAGGCGACGAAACGGTTGTGAGTACAGAACGATGCACCGGGATGTCTACGGTGCCAGCAACGCCCCGCAAAACGTCTTCCGTGGCTATGTATGCATAGCGGTCGATCTGGATGAAGTCGCCAGCCCGCACAACGTATTGCGTGGACAGGATTGCCGGGAGATTCCCAAGAACGATGGTCTTCCCGGTCGTGGTTGTTTGAACCTGGCAGGCGGCAGCTTGGACGCCCGACATATCGCCGCCATAGGCAATGTAGTTCAACCAACCGGTCGAGCCGAAATTTAGGTATTGCTCAGTGATTCGGTCAGCCACGCGCAATGCGGACAGCACAGCTTTGTTCTGCGAGTACAACAAGTAGTTGTTGGGCTTCATGGTGAACATGAAGGGTTGGCTCGTCAGAATTTCAGATGTGCTGATCCGCATATTGCGGGACATCATTTGGCCTGCAAATTTATGATCGTTGATGCCGACCGTTTCGGCGACCGAGAGAATAGTTTGCAGGCTCATGATTAATCCGTTCCGCCGAGGGCTTCAACATCCTGCACAGCCAGCGCGTCCTTCAGCAGCTTCAGGAACGAGTCCTTGCCCACTTGGAGCTGCTGGAGCTGAAACTGCGTCGAGTTGATTTTACGATCAAGGTCAATGCAATGCTGAAGCAACGCGGTTTGCTGTTCATTGAAGTCATTGGCGTTGAATTCAGTTCCGTCAATAGTGACAATTTGAGGGCTATTTTGTTTGCTCATTTCGTTTCCTTTAGTGTGCTGCCAATAGCGGGTGGCAGCGTCCCGTTAACTTATGCCGCCCAAGGCAGGCCGGACTCTTGCACCGGATTCTTGAGCGCGTCGATCTGGCCTTGCAGGCTGGCTTCCACAGTGTCTTTGCCCAAGGCTTCCTGCACCCAGCCCACCACAACGGCTTGCGTCAGGTCGTCGTAGGGGATGTAAGTCTCGCCGGGGGTTTGAGTGTAGCTGGTGGTGCCGTAGGTGCTGGCTTGGTAAGTGTCGTCGGTGGCACTCACGTTGTAATGCACGGTGACAACAAAGCCGTCAGAGGTCAGGCGCTCCATTTGTTGAATTGTCCAGAGGTAGGTAGTCATCATTTGCTTTCAAGTTGTGCCACACGGGCGCGGAGGGATTGGAGTTCTGCAATCAGGTTGGCGATGATTTCGGCGCTGGAGTAATCCATGCCCTGCATTTCTTCGCCGTCCTTGGTGCCGGTTGCAACGGTGGTGCGTGACACCTCCTGAGTTTCGTGGGCGATCAAACCAACAAACGCGGAGCCGTCAGCTTTCCATGTGCCTTCAACGGGCTTCAGGCTGTCGATGTAAGCGCCGCTGGCAGTGATGGGGCCGGTGATGTTCTTCAGGCGGTAGTCGGAGGAGGTGTTGTATAAAACGGCAGCAGTAGTACCCACACGAGTAATAGAGCCTGTAGTCGTCCCGCTTTGTGAAAACCTAATATATTGAGTGCCACTCGAGTTTGAAATCTCGTCTAAATACAGGCCGTTGTTTGCACTGGTAAACTGGATGACTGCTTTTGCAGCGTTGATTGTCGCCGTAGTCCCCACCAACAAATTTCCACTGGAGTCTATGCGCATGCGTTCTGTGGGGGTTGCTAAAGAACCATCTGTAGCCGTACCAAAAGCTAACGCTGTTGCGCCAGTTGTGCCGTTTTCCGAAACTGCTGAAATACGGGCATACGTAGTTGCTGGCCCCCAATTCGCATTGTTCAAGTGGAAACCGATAGTGGCTTGATTCCCCGTTGCACCCGTTGCGCTGTTAATAACAGAAACCTGTTCTGTGGTGTAGTCGGTTGCGCCAGTTAAGCTGCGAAGGACAGTCAGTCTTCCACTTGGTGTGGTTGTACCCACCGACAAATTCCCACTGGCGTCCAGCGTCATTGCTTGGGTGAAGGTTATGGCGTTGCCTGCTGTGCCGGAGGGGGCGTTAAACCAAGCGTGAGTGCCGTTTTCAGTTCGGTATTTTGTTGCGGAATTTGAGGCAACATAAGTATCTACGTTACTTGCGTTTGGATAGGCATTGCTCCACAATGACAGAGCTTGGTCATTTGTTTGACCCGCAATAGAAGCGCCATAAGAGCCAATCTGCAATGCTCTATAGATGCTAAACCAAGCACTAGGAGTAACCCCCAAGCCAAGGTTGCCTGCGGTGTCTATGATGTAACGGTAAGCGCCAGCCGTATCGTCAAAAAAGCCGAAGTTGCCAGCAACCCCGGCGGCACCATTGATAAAGTCATATGTCCTGCCCCCTGCGCCCGTGTTGGTCATGCGTATGGTTCTAGCATTGGTGGCATCGGCAGAAATCTGCAAGGCAGCAACACCGCTTGGCGTTCCTGTTGTGACAATGCGAACAGCACCTGCAACGTGCAGTTTTTCAGCAGGAGAACTCGTCCCAATGCCCAGCCCTGTGCTGGTTAGGCGCATTTGTTCTGTGGAGCCAATAGCCCAAGCCTGAGCGCCTGCGTTTAAAGTATCGGTCGTAATAACACCTGCTGCTCCGGCTCCAGCATTAGATGAAACATCCATACTCTGTTGGCTGCCATCTGTTAACCGCAATATTGCTCCAGAAGCACCTTTGTTTACGGAAAGTTTTGCCCCTGAAGAAGACCCCCCAACACCCAAATTCGTCCCATCAAACACCAGCGCCGTACCCGTGGTAATTACCTTACTGCCATTCAAGTAAGGCACGCCGTTGGCTGTGCCTCCTGAGAGAGTTACCGCCCCGCTGATTGCAGCAGTGCCAACAACGTCCAACTTAGCCGTAGGTGCGGCAGTTCCCAAGCCAAGGTTGCCGTCCGAATTAAGGCGCATACGCTCGTTGGCGTCAACAGCACCACCCGCGTTGTTCCGTGTGCCGAATACAAGAGCCGTGTCTGGCCCGCTGCTTTCAGCAAGCGCAGCTACGTAGGCACCAACACCGGCAGTTGGGGTGGAAGAGTCAGAGGTGTAAAACTGTAGGGCACCGTTTGGCTGATTAACTGATTGCGCTGTGTCTGTGTCCGTTATGCGGATAAGCGTACCGCCGTATGTCGGGGTGCCAACCATAGCGGCTGTTGATGCAACCGTCTGATAAACGCTGACCGTGTAGGTACCAATGCCGCCTGTCCCTGTTCCAAGAGCAGTCACCCTAGTGTAGGGTTGCACGTCTGGGCCGTACACCAAATCACCAACAGCGATAGTTCCGGTGGTTACTGCGGTCACATCCATCGTTGCGCCAGTAATTGACGCGGTTACTACCCAAGTGTTGGTGTTGGTTCCGGCTATCTCCAACTTAACAGCCGGTGCTGTGGTGCCAAGGCCCAAGTTCGTCCCGTTAAACACCAGCGCCGTACCGCTTGACAGCACTTTGTTGCTGTTGAAGTAGGTTACCCCGTTGGCTACGCCGTTTGCCATAGTGATGTCGCCGCCACTTCCAATGCGCATACGCTCAGTGAGTATTCCCGTAGTTGGTGCAGAGGTGCTGAACACCATAGAAGACCTGCCGCCGTTTAGTAGGTCGGCAACAATATCAACCGCGCCTTGAATCTTAGGGCCAGCATCGCTTACATCCGCGCTGTAAAAGCTCAGGCGACCCCAAGGCAAAGTTGTTGACCAATCACTTGCAGAAGTTGCGGTTGAAATTCGGACTTCAGTAGGCGCTGGCGTTGCAGAGCCTGTCGCGCTAGAAACCTCAAGTTCCACAGCAGGGTTGTTTGTACCAATGCCAAAATTCGTCCCGTTAAAAGTTAGTGCCGCACCTGTAGTTAATACTTTGGAGCCATTGAGGTAGGCAACGCCATTGGCTGTTCCCGTATTAAGCGTAATGGCGCCAGCAAACGTGACTGCTGCGCCACTTAGCGAAAATCCTGCATCGTAGTACGCAAAGTTTGCGTCTAGGTCAGCAAGCGGGATTGCGCTTGTGGCGCTGGCGAATGTATTTGGGACTGCCATGATTTTCCTTAACGAGACATTGGGACACTACGATTGGCTGATTGGTACGTTGCCCAAACTGCCTGCTTGTTTTTAGCCAGAAATGCTACACCGCTCTGGGTGTCGATGGCGCTCATGTTGGCGATGTACGGGCCATTGTAGTTAATCGTCTGACCGCTGTCATTGCCTTTAAGCATGTTGTTCGGAATGATCGTTCCAGCCGTCTTTGGCACAAACAATTCTGGCCCGCGCTCACCGACCATTGATGGCACACCAACAGGTGGCTCACCGCCATCGGCAAAGCCCATGAATTTAGCGGCAATTGCAATTGCACCCGTGACACCACCTCCGCCGCTTGCCGTCTCCCAAAGCGCCAGGGCTTGCTTCTTCAGTTGAATTTTCAACAAGTCCTGAATGATGCTCTGAGTCAGCTTGCTGAAGTTGATCGACCCGGTGTTGACGAACTCATCCAGTGCGGAGGTCATGTCCTTCCACACGGTGTCGTTGACCTCTTTCATGTAGGTCAGTTGATCCGTAAGCTCAACATTCAGCTTTGCGTCATTTTTCTTTGCGGCTGCAAGTGCATTCCATTGATCCAAAACACCTTTGTCGCCTTTGGCCTCAAGAATATTTTTTGCAATGTCCGCTTGATACTTGGCTTCAATCTCAGCAAACTTTACCTGCTTTTCGCTCATGCCGACCATCTTTATCTGGGCTTCCAGCTTGTCTTTTTCCGCTTGATTCGCGCCAGCAGATGCGTAGTACGCATTGGTGTACTCACCAAGCCGCTCAAGCCGCTTGTTGCTTTCCTCATCATCAATCTTTTGGCGGGCAAAGCGTTCCGCCTGGGCGGCGTCCACAGCCTTGTTGATGCGCTTCTGATTGAAGTCGTCTAGCTTTGCCAAGTATTCAACGCCTTCTTTCTCTACCTCAGACAGATAGACGCGCAGACGTTGACCTTGAAAGTCTTTGTCCTTGGTGGCAATGTCAAGCAGATAATTTGCATACATATCTTCCCGAATCTTATTCGACTCAAGATAAATCTTTTGCTCATCATCAGCAGCCGCCAAAAGGTATGCGTACTCCAATGCTCGCTTGGCATCTGCCGCTTGCTTCTTGCGAGAAAGCTCGGTATCAACGCCACCGGAATCACCGTACTTCTTGATGGCGCCCTTCTGGCCTTCCATCTTTTCTGAGTCTGCTTGAATTTTTACAAGTTCAGCAACCAGCTTGTTTTTCTTATCCTCCAAACTAGCCAGTTTTCTATCGTATGCGGCATCGCCTGGAAGCGTCATTCCAATCTTTGTTGGGTCTGCTGCTGGCCTCAAATTGTTTGCTAAATTTATCTTCTTCTGAATGTTTATGATTTTTTCAGCAACGGTATCTGGTTTACCCATATTCATCGCTGCATTCCAAAAATCACCCCACATTTTTGTGGTGCCATCAAGAGCTTGATCTAAATATCCAAGCTCTGTTTTGGTTTTGTCAAAACTCTCCTTCAGAAGATCGCTGGTGTAGATGATGGACTCTTGCTTCTTGCCTTGCTTGTCGAGCGCCTCAATGTGCTTGTATTGCTCAAGCGTCAAGAAGTTGTATTGATCGTTCAGCTTTCTGGCGCTGGATGCCGAGCCATCAAGGGCTGGGATCAATTTTGCGGCAGCTTCACTCGCAGCCAATCCGCTCAGTTCAGAGAACCGCTGAATGGTCTTGGAGACAGAATCAAAGGTCTTGTTGGTGAATTGCCCAGAACCAATCATGGCATTCAGGATGTCTTTGGCGTCACCAATGGATGCCCGAGATGTATTGGCAATGGTGCTTGCCATCACGCCAAACTCGTCCACCGTGATCTTGGAATAGTTTCCGGTCAAGATGATTGAGTTGGTCAGGGCGTCAAATTCCTTGCGGCCAGAATAGGCTGCAAAAGCAGCGCCAGCAATACCTACACCAACAGCAACAAATGCGCCGGTAACGCTGAACACGATGGGAGTCAGCACCCGGAACATATTGCCCAAGCCGCCCATCTGATCCTTCAACTGTCCACCCTGCTGGATGGCGGCAATCATCACGCTTTGGCCAGAGGCGATCTGCGTGAAGAAGTCGGTAGTCTGATACATCAGACCTTGCTTTTGCCACGCCGTGAGGCCACCAGCGGCCTTGTGGGCGCCTGCGGCCACCTTGTCATAGGCAGCGGCCTGGGCAAGCAGTTGCGACTTAACCTCGTCCGTTGCCATGCGGAATCTGCCTTGACTGATTTCACGCTCAATCAATTGAACCTTGGTCAAGGTCTTGCCATAATCATCCGTGGCATTTTTCAGTGAAATAATTTCGCCAGCAGCAGCGTTTGAGTCGCGCTTAATGGCCTGGCCCAGCTTCTTGTTTTCCTGAATCGCCTTGTCGATTGATGCGGTAAATTCAGCCGTGTCCAATCCAAGGACAACGCCAAGTCGAGCAATGTTGTTTGAAGCCATTATTTCTTCCTTCGTCTGGAAAGTTTCAGCGCGTAAGCTGGGATGAGTATGGACAGCCGCTCTTTAAAAGCAGACAAAACAGCTTCTGCGTTGCTATCTAACGCTGGCCGAAGAAATGGCTGCGCGGCCATTTTAGCCGTACCGAATTCATTTGCTAGAGAAACCTTGCTTCTCTTGACTGAAACAATTGCGATTGCCGCATCGGTTTCATTGACATAGGCAGATTCCTTGTCTTTCGAGTGAGGTATTCTGAATTCAGTCCTGATGGTGTCTCGCATATGGATGCCAGACGTGTTTTCCTCATCATATGGCGCCCTAGACCTTGCGGCAACCTCAACGACCTGCATTGCATCACCAGCCGCCTTCGCCAGCGTATTGCGGGCCACCAAGTCAGCCCGGAACCCTTGCGCCATAGCCTTCAACTGCTCCTCAAACTCAGCGAAGCCTTCCAGCTTGATCGTCCTATTGTTTGGGGAGTAGTCGGCCATTTCACACTTTCAAAAAGTCCTTCGATTCAGGTCTTGACATCATGAAGGAAAGCAATTGGTTTTGAACCTGCACTTGCTGCACTTCTTCATCAAGGGGCGGGATAATGTATTCGTGCATTGATGGCAGCACATCTTTTATTGTGTACGGTGAAACACCTTGCTTGAGTTTCGCATTCAGGTTGCCTGTAGTCAAGCAACTCAATGCCAGAACTATTGCCTTGTTCCCGATGTAGCCGTCACTCAGCAGTATCTCAATATTCCTGAAGTCTTCAGAGTTAATTTCATCAGGACACCCACCGTGAGCCAGAACGTATGCCCTGGCCTGCGAGTGTGTGTCCTTGATTAGTTTTTTCGAGCGTCCTTGTAGCCGGGTTGGATTGCATCAGAAATCTTTTCCAGCAATTCCATCTGCACTTGGGTGGGCCACTCAGCTTCGATTTCTTCGTAGGTGATGTCATCCAAGGTGCCTTCAATTGGCACCAGCAGCTTGATGTACTCAACGATCTTTGACTCCATCATGGAAACCGTCTTCACCAGATCGCGCAAGGAGCGGCCATCAACCACCACATCGTCTTCTTTGATTTCCACGCCACTGATAGAGGTGTCAGCCAAGAATGGAGCCGCCATCTTGATGTAACGGGCCTCTGCCTTGTCTTTGTCAACGGCGCTGACGCGGGCTTGGATGTCTTCAAGCTCCTTGGACAGTGGAACACGCACTTTGAAGTCGTGTCCAGCCAAGGCGAAGGTTTTGATGCGCAGCGATTTTGAATCGCCAAATGCAGAATTGAGCTTGCTCATGTTTTATCCTTTGATGATCTTGTTGAAAATTTCTTGATTGAGCGCCAGCGCATACGCAACAATCTCACATGGGGTCATGTGATGTGCGTGATGCTTGGCAATCTCGTGGGCTAGTGTAACTGCGGTCATCCGCTGCTGCATAAACCCAAACCAGTCTTTGCGAGTCTCTGATTGCTTTGCGAGAAAGTTCAGCAGGTCGCCGGTGTTTTGTATTGTCGTTTGTTGTGTCATTTGAGTGTGAGTTGGTATAGCGTGCTGTCAATCAATAAAGCAATTTCATCAGTGATGTTTTGCAGTTCGGAGTCTTTAGGGAATCCATCTGCAAAACGCAGAGTCGCCACCTCATCTTTGAGGTAGGTCAAGTAGTCAACAGCGTCGCCTGGCAAGATAAATTCTGGAAGATAGGAAACGCGATTGGCGTACTTTCCCTGATATGCCTCTACGAAGCTGTCCACGAGGTCGCCAATGGCCGAATAGAAGGCTTCCAGAGCCTTATGCTCTGCAAGGCTGTACGTTGCCAGGTGCAGCATATGTGCGCCGGTCACGCTGTGCAGCAGGCAAGTCGCAAACTCGCCAACTGGATTCGCCTGAGATTGCTCTACGCTGAATTTCATGACTTGGACTTCTTTGCCACAGCCAAGACAGGGTTGTACTTCGCCAGCAAGGCAAGTGCCACACCTTCAGCCGAATCAGCGTCAGCAGAGGCCAATGCGGCAGCAACTTCGTTGGCATCAACCACTGAAAACCTGGCGATTAAGTCCAAGTCTCCATTGGCTGAAACCAATCCCTTAACCACTTGGTCAAGGGTTGCCATTACGTGTTGCTCCAGCCGTACTGATTGCCACGGGGGTGGATCGTGAACATGCACTTGGCTTCAGCGCCAGGTTGAGCGTCGATCTGGAACTGGCTTACGCGGCCATTGAAAGCGTAGGCAATCGTGCTGGCGCCGCTGACGGCTGCAACCACGAAGGTGCGGTCAATGACGCCGCTGATGGCATCGCCACGAATCAACAACAGACCGGCATCCGAAGGATTCCAGGCGGCTGTGATCGTCATGCTGGTGGGCGCGGATTGCGTTGGAATCTTGTCTGACTGACGGGTGCCAGCCACACTGAAAGATGCCACTGCATCGTCCTGACCAAAGGCCGGGACTGCTTCCACGTTCAACGCTGTACCTGCTGCGCCGGTTCCGTTTGCCACGGTGCCGACGATGGTGGCGACTTGAAGCGCCCACACCGACAAGTTTGCGGTGGAGAATGCCGTGGGCGTGGCACCCGACTGCATCCACATTGAGGCACTAAAGCCGGGTAATACTACTGCTGGTGCTGCCATGATTGACTCCTAAAAATTAAGCGTTGTTCGTCCAGCCGTACAGATTTCCGCGAGGGTGAATCGTGTAGACACATTTGGCTTCTGCACCGGGCTGGGCGTCAATTTGGAATTGCGACACGCGACCAATGAAGGAGTAATAAACGATGTTGGCACCTTCAACAGCAGCGATCACAAAAGTGCGATCAACGATACCGCTGTATGCGTCCGTGCGAAGCAACAAAGTCACCGCGTCAGAAGGATTCCAAGCCGCCGTGATAGTCATCGAAGTGGGAGCCGATTGAGCGGGAATCTTGTCACTTTGACGCGAACCGGCAACCGAGTACGAAGCTACTGCATCATCTTGGCCGAAAGCAGGTACTGCTTCAATGTTCATCAAGTTGCCAGACACGGCAATTGCAGCAACGCTGGCAAGGGTTGACAGTTGAGCCAAGGTCAATGGCACAGGAGTAGCCAGAGGTTGGGCATACATCGAGGCACTGAAGCCGGGAAGAATTTTATTGGGTAAAGCCATTTTACATTTCCTTCAAAGAGTGGTACGGATTATCTTATGTTGGTATGTCCAATGTGCAATCCAAAAATATCTGCGCCAACTTGGTTTCGTTGTCGTAGGAATTGTAGAGCCATTGCACATCCGCTTTTGAAATCTGGAATCCATCTGTCACACCGCCAAAAAGACCGGTGTAACCATGAAGCGATTGCAAAATCTGATTCGATATTGTAAATCCATCTTCAATCACTTGGGTAAAGATTGAAATCTGGATTACGGGACGATCAATGCCCTTGTTGGCTTGATTCCCGCCAGTATAGACCGGCTGGTGGACATTGCGCAACATCCAAGTGATGAACTTGGGTTGAGTTGCAAAGTTCCGATTGAAGGCGGCATACACCGGCACGGGCGTGACAATGCTTGCCAGTTGATACTGGATTGCCTTTGCGTACTGAACCGGGTTTTGTTGTGTTGCCATTAAACCGCCGTAACAGGATCATTGCGAACGCACAAAAACAATGCCGTCATGCGGTCATCTGCTTCGCGCACATTGTCGATTCGCCAGTCGAAGCCGCGCCAAGTAATCGAATACAGGTTCTGGCTGTCGATGATGGCTTTTATGTTGGGCGTGTAGTTCAACGTAAATTCCACCACGTCAGAGTAGACGCGATATTTGTCGGTGATTTTTACAGTGTTTGCAACTGCATGGACACGACCGCGAGTATTGAACCACAAAGTCTGGGTCGTGCTTTGCTCACCAAAGGTCGATTGACCAAACGTGAGGTTATTGATTGCCAGATTTTCAAACCGTGCGATTGCCATTTACATCACCAAAGGCTTGTAAGGACGGAGCAAGGTAGCCACGCCAAAAGGAATGTCGTGCAGCTTCCGATCAACCGTATTGCTGCGGTTGTTGTACAGGTGCGTGAGCAACAGCAGGCCAGCCTGCTTGATTACCGGGTAAGCGGCCAGCGGGTTCGCAACGGTCGAGTAATCAATAAAAATTGGCGCAGTCATGCTTGTGTTCATGCCTGAGTCAGTCCACCCAACAGTCTGAAGAAAGTTGTTGATCCAAACTTCCGGTGTTGTTGGAATAAGCGCCGTATTCAATGGCAGCGTATTGATGATCACCTTGTTGCCCGATGGATCGTAATAATAGCTGTCTGGGTCTACCGTGATCGCAATCGGGGGGAAGTCGTTGCTCCAATACCGAAGTGCTTCAATGGTAACGCCAGGCAAAGCTGAGTCGGCATTTTGGCTCACTTCAGGCAGATCAATGCAAATAGGCGAAGCTGCAAGGCTTTCCACTCCATACCAAACGCGATAGGTAATTGGGAAAATTGACATCCCAAGATAGTCTTCAATCGCTTGCCGAGTCGCAAGTTCAAGCAATGCAAGATAGCTGTCTTGGCTGGTATCACCAAACAAGTTGAGTTGATTGGTGATTTCAGTTTCAGTTAACCATGCCGTGCTGTTGTCGCGCGAAAGCTGTTCAACTTTAATGTAGCTGAACGGGTTGCGCGTACTTGCCCCGAAGGGCAACGCCGATGGATTGCTATCTGCTGCCATCCTTAGATACCAATCAAACGAACACCGGCAAACGGGTTGCGAACGGTGCTTACCATACGCTTTTCGGCATACAGGGTCACAAAACCGGGGGTGGTTTCTTCCATCGCTTGGATTGACATTTCCTCAACGTCCATGACGGTCAAAAATTGAGGCCAATTTGCCAAATAAACAGAAATACCTCCAACAGAGTGCCAAGGAGCAAGGTATGGATTGGCGACAACAGGCCAGCCAAATATATTTACAACTGCACCGCCATTGTCAGTTCCTGTTTCAACCAAATCTGGCTTTGCACCAGTGGCGGAAGAAGTAGTTAAGTAGTCAATAGCAGTAGGGTGCATATGCCAAGCAGTACCGGGCATATTCCAGTATTGACCAGGCAAAGACAAACGCATATCTGACAAAGTTGCTTCCCTCAATGAACTAGCGCCACTTGCTGTTGCTCCGATTGTGTTTAGCGTGTGCAGGCCGTTGGTAATGGCAACGCCAGACGAACCGTAAGCCGCAGTAGCACCGGCAGCGCCTGGGTAAGAGTTGAGGCCGCGCAAGCCATCAGTGCCGCCGGTCGTGGTAGTTGTGGTGCCAGTTTGGTCGTTGTTGAGGCCCATTGAAGAACCTTCAATTTGAGAGAATTCCAGCATCAAGTCTTGAACAATGGTTTCATTCAGGTAGTTGATGTCCGACATAGCAGCCGTGCGGATCGGCAATTGAGCCGTGATCACGCGAGTTGGAATCTGCCAAATCGAAGTGGTAGTGCCGGGTGTGCCGGTGTTGGGGCTAATTGTGTATCCCCAAGGATTTGTTTGGTTGGCCGCATTACCAGTCTTGGCAACAAATTGACCGCTGGAACCAGCAACCTTAACTTGTCGTGCGCCAATACGGAATGGGTTTGCATATCGCAACGCTGCGAATGCGTCATCAAAATAAGTCTTACCACCTTGATCATCGCCGCTTCCACCCAACGAGGCCGCTTCGCGCAGATCAATAGTGACTTTTTCTCCGTTTTCCAGAGTTTGCTTAATGCCGTCGAGGATTTTTTCGGTGATGGTTTTCATTTTTGTTCCAAGGTTAAAAGACGGGGGCCGAAGCCCCCATCTATGCAGCAACAATTAAGCAGCAGCAGTGCCGGTCGAGCGGTAACGCACCAGGGCGTTAGGATCGCGCACCGAGGTTGCCAGACGCTTTTCACCGTAGAAGGTGATGAAGCCAGGCAGGGTTTGGTCATAGCGGCGCATAACCATGTTCAGGCGGTCGATGATCGTGTGGCCACGAGTCCAGTCGCCGAAGAACATTGGGTACTTGCTCACAGTGCCAGCCGCGCCGGTAGCCAATTGGCTTGGTGCGTCCAGGTACTTGTTGACAACCACATCGAAGCCCAACAGTTGACCGACGATACCGTTGACCGACAGAGATTCAACAGAGTTGAAAATCGGACGACCGTTGGTGTCTTGCAGACCACGGATGGCTTGCAACAGGATCGGGCTGACCATGAAGCGAGCAGATTCCGTCCAGTACTGTTGAGGCAAAGCGTAGATCGTATTGATCACGTCTTTGTACTGGATGTTGTTCGCGCCAACGGTGTTCGCATTGGTGGTCAACTGGTCATAAGTTGCAAGACTGTGCAGGCCAGTCGTGGAACCAGTGCCGGAAGTACCGAATGCGGGAGCCGAAGTCGTGCCGCCAGCGTAGGTGCTGTTCGCGCCAGGATACTGATTCAAGCCACGCAGACCATCAGCGCCACCAGTAGCCACGGAAGAACCGGTGCCGCTTTGGTCGTTGTTGGAAATC